ACAGGTTGGGCTGATTGGAATAAAGTTAAAGAATGGAATGATCAAGATTGGTTGAAAGAAAGAGAAAAAATGATTCCTCGCTTACAAGCAATGCGTATGAGACTCTTCAATAAAGCAATATCAAAAGGTCAGCTTCAAACAGCAGCACAAATACTAGACTCTCTTGGCAAAGTCGTAGGTGAATCCGTAGAAACAGTCAACATCCAAGCTCCAGAACTTGCAATACGCATAGAACCAAAGCAATAAACATTTGCAGAATATATTTAGGTTACCCGCTAACCTGTGTCAGATCGCAAAATTTTGCAACTGTACCCCCTATGTTAAGTTT